GTGGCAAGCTTTGTTCTCTGAGAGATATACGGTTAACATCGATGTGACGCGTAAGGATGTTCAAAAGAGATTCAAAAGACTCGTGGAGATGAGTCCTTATGGTCAGTGGTTCATGTGCGACTATAGCAAGTTTGATAAATCACAGCAGTATAATGTTATGGCTCTCGAGTGGTACGTTCTCAAGCAATTGGGTATGGAGCAATATTTGCACGCGATTTGGGTTCAGGGGCATACTGAGGTTACTTTTCAGTCCTTTTTGGCTGGTTTTAAGGCTTACTTGCAATTGCAAAGAAAGAGTGGCGATTCTGCTACTGCTTTTCTTAACTCTCTTGTGACTTACCTTACTGTTATGTGGGGCATAAGACATTACAAGCATCTAATCGTCGGAGGTGATGTTATAGGGGATGACATTTTACTGCGTATTTTGCAAGCTTTTGATCTTACTGGTATTTCTCAGTGCATTCACTCTAAGTTTAATCTTAGTTGTAAGATTTCTGTGAGGGATATAGCTGACTATTGTTCCTCTTTCGTTTTGTCCGACGGTACTTTTGTTCCGGATCCTTTGAAGTATGCTATTAAGTTGGGTAGAACAAATATTACTGGTTCAACTGATGTCGATATGAGTTTTTGGAAAGAAGCTGATAGGACATTTTTCGATGAGTTGGTCAGTTCGAATCACGTATATCGTTCGAAATCTGGGGATTTGAGATTCAATCGTATGGCTGTTATGAAGAAATTATACGATATGTATATTTCTGCCCGGGATACTTTTTGGAATTTGGACGACGTTAATATCGTGGATGAATTGAATGGGGTTATGCAGGCGCATCATATGCATTCCGTGGATTTTAAGCCTTTGATTCAGGCCATAGTCACTTTGCACGATAGTTTTGAGAATTATCGTACGCTTTACAGCGATGAAGTAAGAGTTATTCGTCGTTAGTTTCAAGTTTTCATTTTCTTTTAAAAGTTGTCGTTTTGAGACAATTTTTCTATTTGGATTAATT